TCTGCATTATCTGCAACAATAGATATGCCAGATAGAACGGCGGCAGTAGATGATATTGCAAGCGGCACAGATAGCGGCGGTAAGGCTGTTACATTTGTACCGGCGTTTAAAAGCTTAGAGGGGCTTGGTATAAGCGCGGATAATTTAGCAACAGGTGATTTTTACGAAATTAGCAGTAAATCAGCCACCGGTTTTACTATTAAATTTAAAAATAGTAGTGGTACTGTTGTAGACAGAACTTTTGGCTATGTAGCAAAAGGCTTTGGTTTTGTTGAAAGCAGCTAGTAACAATGATATATTTAACAAAATTTAGGAGTATAAAATATGGCACAGCATGATTATGTAATAGCTAACCAAACCTTTCCAAATACGCGTACAGACTTAAATAACGCATTATCAGCTATTGTAACTAATAATAGTGGCTCATCTGCGCCTAGCACGACTTATGCTTATCAAATATGGTACGATACAAGCGCAAATAAGCTTTATATGCGTAATAGTGCTAACGATGCTAATATTACACTAGCAGAGTTTGACCAGACAAACGATACAGTAGAATACTACACTTCTGACAGTATTAGAACAGCACTTATAGAATTTACAGACGGCGATGATGCTATTACTATTACTGATACCGGTCTTTGTGCTTTTGCGCAAAAAATTACAGCCGATGCTGGTATAGATATAGATAATATAAATATTGACGGTACAACAATAGCTTTATCATCTGGCGACTTAACCTTAGATGCTGCTGGGGATATTGTTTTAGATGCCGGCGGTGATGAAATTATTTTAAAAGACGGCAGTACCAATGTAGGACATTTTAGTTTAGATAGTGATAATTTAACTATAAAAACTTTAGTTGGCGACAAAGATTTTGTAATAAAAGGTGTTGACGGCAGTTCTGAAATAACCGCACTTACTATAGATATGAGCGCGGCTGGTGCTGCAACATTTAATAATGATGTAACTGCTTTTTCTGATGAAAGGCTTAAAACAAACATTGCCACTATAGAAAATGCTTTAGAAAAAGTTTGCAATATGCGTGGCGTTACTTTTGATAGAGAGGGTAAAAAAGGTACAGGCGTAATAGCACAAGAAATGCAAAAAGTTATGCCAGAGGTAGTACACGATAAAAACGAATATCTATCTGTTGCTTACGGTAACTTAGTTGGTGTTCTAATAGAGGCAGTTAAGGAACTAAAAGCAGAAGTAGAAGAACTTAAAAAGGGGTAACTAAATGGCAATACATGGTACAGGCTCCCCACTTTCATTATCAGAAATAGCGGCAGAATTTGGCGGTTCCACACCACATTCTATGTCAGAATATTATGCTGGTGGCGCTAATGTACCAGCCGGCACAGCCGGTAATGGTGGCGACATACCAAGTTCTGGTGCTATAAATTTTAATATATTTTATACTGCTGCTAAAGTTACAAGGGCAACTATTAACTTAACAATATCCTCTACAACACAAAATTACAATATTTATGCAAACAGAGGCGGTACATATTCTGCTGGGCAAAGTGATGTAACACTTACAGTACAAGCTATAGTTGGCTCTGCATCTAGTGGGCAATATGCGTTAGATACTGGCAACCAATGGACATCTGGCGATACACTTAAAATTATTAACAATAGTCAAATAGTAGCCTGTGGTGGTGCTGGAGGTACTGGAGGCGCTGGTGGGGACGG